TTTGTTCTTTTTTGTATCTTATTATTTTTTCTTCCTTTTGTTCTCTTGTTGGTGGCTCAACCTTTGAATTTATATCTGGGAAATATGTAACTATTGTATCTTTACAGTTAGGATGAAATAATCGTTCCTTAACTGCCTTGCTTAATAATGGATAACCTGTAGAATTGCTTTCTTCAGTAGTACCACTAGACCACACATCATCAATAAATACTTTTCCCTGAAATTTTATACAATACGGACAGCCTCCTCCTCGATTTGGAACTAATACAGTATGAACTCCCCAAGCATCTCTTTTTTCTCCCTCGCCTTGCATGTGTGCTCTTGAATTTGCAGTTCTTATTGCCATTTCAACATAAGATTTTATATTTACTCTAGCACCATTTGCATATTCAATATTATTTATTCCACTTTGCAAGAAATCATGTGTTGCCATATCTATTGCTTGTTGTGGTGTTCCGCTTCCAGTATTAGCATAAACTTGAGCATCAAATATTATACTTCTATATTTATCACTAGCATATCTCAATATTGATGTTTCAGCTTTTTTTAGATTATTCAATGTTTCATCTATAAGAGCATTTAATTTCTTCTCATCAACCTTAAAAAATGTTGACTCTGAATGATTTACAATATCATAAATTCTACCTATTTGTTTTTTCTTAATTCTCGAATTTTTACTCTTTTTATAAATGTGCCATAATTTATTTATCTTTTTATCATTAGACTTAAATTCGCCATTCTCAATAGCCTCTAATATCAATTTTTCTTGCTCCAGTTTTCCATCATCTCGGCTTTTTCTTAATAGGTCATTTATATCTGAATTGATATTGAAAAAGGTTTTATTTAACCTCTTTCTATTCCTTTTTTTATATATTTCTAATGATTTTAATTGTTCTGCTTGCCAAGCACTCCAATTCATTCCCTCTTTTGCCTCTTCTCGAAGATGTCTGCCTAGATTACTTGACATTGATTTTATCAAGGTTTCTTCAATTCTCTGAAATGCTTGTGAAATCTTCCACTCATTATTCATTTATTCATTTATTCCTTTCTCCTGTTTGTCTATTTCTTTATTTTCAGCATCTTCATTATTAGAATTATTTGGAGTATCTTCAATATCTATTTCATTTATATCTAATTCTCCATTTAATGCTGGGACATTTTCTTCGACAATGCCTTGCTCGGCTTTTAATCTTTGAACTTCTTGTTGCTTCCACTCTTCTGTTTTAGAGTCTCCATATAATTCATCAACACTAGCTTCAATTGACATTACTCCTCCAGTTTTCCCTTTACTTACTGTCTCAATTTGAGCTTCAAATGATGGATTAGCATATTCTCCAAATTTTGTTGAAATATCTTTATCCTCTGGAAGTGTGCTTTCATTGTTCATTTGAGCTTTTGATTTTAATACTGTATTTATTACTGATGGAATAAATTCTGTTAGAGTATCAATTATAATTCCTCTAGTATAAAGTGTTGTTTTTTCCTTTTCCCTTTGTGCTTCAGCATTATCTAATTTCTTATTGTCAATTCCAAGTGTTGATGGGCTTATAATACCTTGCAAGCATAAATCTAAAAATGTTATGTAAGATTGTAAGTATTGGTCAGTTGGTATTTCTGGTTGTTCAACATCAATCTTATTTTGAGTATTTTCATTCATGCTTGTTTGAGTTTTTATAAATTTATTATCAAATGGATTTGGCATTAAAACTTCTCCAGTTTCAGCATCTTTTGGTAGTAAATCTTCTGGAATATATTTAACTGCCCTACCATTTCTAACTGCCTCTAGCCATTGTGAAGTAATTTCATCTATACTATCGAAAGAGTCATATTTTCCATCAAAAATTGATTCTCCTCTTCCAGCAAATTTTGAGCTTTCATTAAACATTATTGGAACAGCCCACATTGTTTCTTTATCAAATTCAATATCTTTAAGGTCCTTTAATTCTTCAACTGTATTTAGCTTAACTTCTTTGTCATTGTCATATAACTTATATGTTATATATCCATATCCATAATCTTCTTCCAACAAATATACTTTATTATTTTGCTCATGGTATGATTTGAATATAATATCTGTTAGTCTGCCTCTTTTATATTTAAAATCAACTTTTGAACCATCAACCCATTCTAAAATTGCAATATTAGAAATACTAGGGTCATAATTTATCTTTATTGCTCCATCTCCAAAAACAAGAGTATCAATAACTATCTTTTTTAACATTTTAGTATCAAACTTGTTTTCTCTTTTTACTTCTTCCCAATAATCATCTGAGGCATCATCCCCAGAATAATCTGTTACAACTGTGTTAACCAAAGTTTTAATTATTAGTTTTGGAAGTCCAGTATGAGACTTTTTTATTCTTATATCTGCAGTTTGAGCAGCACCCCAAAATGTATCTGCTGCATAAGGTAATTGACCATAAAATTCAGATAATTCATGACTATCTCCTCTGTACCATATTTGATTTCTAATACAATTTGCTTGATGATCCATATCCTCATTAATTACAAATGCTTGACCTTGTGCTGGTCTAATATTTAACCATGATTTAACCATTTCTCTCAACTTATCTCCTAACCACATTATTTATTTTCTCCTATTCCGATTATTTTTACATAAGGTATAAATGAATATTGAACAGAGTTTACCATGTGGTCGTTGCCATCTTCTGGAACACTGTCCTTATCTTCTAACCATGAATAAACTTCTAATTCGTTTATATAATTTATACATGTATCGACAACATAGAAATTTCCTGTTGCAAACCAACCTAATTGAGTATTTATTCTATCTATTATCTGCATTTTTGCTTTCCATGCACTATTAAATACATAAATACTTCCAAACTGCCTCTTGTATTTTTCAAATTCTTTAATAGTTGCTTGGTCTGCATTATCTATAAATACATCTTTTGCAAATCCCCATTCTTTACGATTTCTTTCTAGAAAATCAATAAAGTTTCTAACTGTATCACTTGGTGCTAATGGTGTTTGCAATTCAGCATTGTTATAGACTTTTTCATCTAATAGAATAAACTTTCCTTTATTGGTTATGCCTGCAAATGACATTGCTATTGTGTCTGGGCTCAAACTTGAATATGCTGTATCTAATCCAGCAGTAAATTTTATAAAATATTCTGACTCATCTGTTTTTACCCTCATTTTAGGTAACAATTGAATTGTTTCCTCTTTTTCATTAGTTCGTATGAATTGTTTTGCCTTTTCTTTTGTTATACAATGTTTTGTTCTATCAAAATTAACAAAAACAAGACCTGTGGTCTTGCCTCGTAACCCTAATATCTTATTTTTATATAATTTTGTACCAACTGGTACTGACTCTATAATCTTTCTTTGTTTTTCATCAGATAGACTTGCATTATCTTTGAAAGTAAAATACCACCATGTCCAATCTTCTTTATGTGGTTGATTTAATAAATCTAACAATTGTTTTGGTGCTGCGTCCTTATATTTATCTATTGGTCTGCTTTTATTTACATATTGAGTAAAACATTCTTTGTTAGGATCATCTGGATTCATTGTACATAATCGATAATCGGCACGCATAAATGCCTCTCTTACAAATTCCATATCTGCGATGTTAAACTCATCTATAAATAAACCATAATATTGACCACCTAATGCTTTTTTCCATCTTTTTTTATTGTCATAACCTAATACATATATTACTTTTATACCTTTTGGTGTATGAAATAATATATGTGGAAGTCTTATCTTACCTTTTCCAGTTGGATTGTATTCTATTTTTCCAGAATTTTTAGGATTATCTTTGTCATACTCTCCAAAAACATCAATCAATCCATGGTCTGAATTGATTATATTTTTTTCTATTGTTCCTAAATCTAGTCCGGAAATAATACTTGGTTTTGTTCCATCGTAATTAGCAATTTTAAACATAAATTTAGGAACTGCAACAGTTGTTTTGCCAGCTGATGTAGTTCCCTCTAAAAACTCTGCACTTGCATTATATCTTAAAAAATCAAGAAATTTTGGCGAAAGTGGAAATGGACTATTCTGTATTTCTGACATCTTCATCCCCCCACAACTGCTTATTTATACTTTCTAAAATATCTGTTGTACCATTTGAGTTACTATCATTGTTTATATTGATATTTATGTTATTTTCATTGCTATTTTCTTTATTGCCTTGTTTTATTTTGAATTTCAATTCTATTGCTTTTCTTCTTTCATTTTGTACCATTATAAGAGATTTATTAAATTTATCTATCAATTCATCTGTTCTTTTCGCCTCTGTCGAAACCTGTGTTCCATATTTATTCATTGATACAATTGTTAAATCCTTTTGTTTTGCTTTTAGCTCGTTAACTTTCTTTAAATATCTATATTCTAACATATCACAAGTATCTATTTCATGTTGAATTTGTTCCAATTCTGATGGTGTATTATTCAAATCTAGTATTGATTGTTCCTCTTCTGAAAATAAATTCCTAAATTTAGAATAATAACCTGTTACAACTGCATTTTGATTGTCTAATGGTGGTCGTGCATTTTTATTTCCTTTGTTTCCTTTGACTCCTCGACCGCCTTTGTTTCCTTTTGTTCCACCTCTTCTTTTTCTGTGCCAATCTTGAGTTTTTATAATAGAATTTAATTTTTTCAAAGTAATATGGTGTTTCTTGGCAATATCTTTTAATGGAACATTATTATCATATTTTTCTTTAATCGCTTTAATATCCACATTACCTTATCATCCTTTCTATTAAGATTTACCAAATATTGTATCGTAGAGTTCTTTATTATCTATGTATTCAGCTTTCATTCCATCTTCAAATGTCTGCCCTTTATATTTTAATTTTCCTAGTGTTGTCTGTTTCATTCTGCCTAAAATATTTGCACTTTCTTTTTCTTTCATAGAAGCGGTTACTTCAGTTTCTTTATTATTTATCAAATGACATATATTATATGAATTACCTTTAAATCCCTCTAAATTTTCTATTCCACAACAACACATTGCATCTCCTAGAGTTCTTAATCTATTTTCTCCACAGTAAAATTTTAATCCATATTTGTGTGCCTCTTCTTTTAACTGAATAAAATCTTTTTGCAATACTTCTTTTGGATATACAAAATCGCCTCCAACTTTTATCAATTTGCCTCTTTTTTTAGCAAACTTCATTCCCTCAACAACAACTCCATAAACTCCCGCTTCTGATAGTCTTTTCATATTGTCTTTAACATCTTTAAAAACTTGTGTCATATAAGGTTGTATTCTGACAATTACTCTTTTTACTTTCTTTGATAATATTCTGCACATTTCAAGTCTTTCTTCATAACTAGGTGCTCCTAATTCCAATTTATCATATTGAGAACATATCATGCTTATTTGCACTACACAATTGCATTTACTTAATAAATCTAAATATTCTTTTTCCACAACTAGCTTTCCCTTTGTGGAAACAATAAAAGGATATTGAGTTTTTGCTAATACTTTTAAACATTCATAGGATAATCTATATCTTTTTTCTGCTGGTTGAAATGGATCACTCATTCCTCCCCAGTGAATAGGAATGTTCCAATCGCACCAACTCAAATCATTACCTCTATGACCATTTATAAAGTTTTCCAATGCTTTTGCGGTTTCTCCTTTGTCTATATCAGAGATGTCTTTTTTTCTCTGTACAAAACAATATTTACAAGCATGAGAGCAACCTTTATATGTATCAAACCTTATAGGTACATCACATAAAACAACTTGACTTCCACAACTTGGCATATTAGTCCACCTCCTTAATAACTTCAGCAGTCATTAATTCGATTAACTTATCTTTTCCAAACAATTTAACATAAGCTAAAAACTTCTCTTCATATACCTTATCAATAGTAAATGTCATTGAAAACTTATTTAATGGGTTTACTCCAACATCAGAAAAATCCTCATTTACTAAATCCTCAATAAAATCTGTTTTTAGGTTTTCAATCTCTTCATCTGAAAAACCAGTTATGTATTTTTCTTCCTCATCAAAGTCAATGTTTGTAAAGATTTCTTTTAATTTTTCATTGTCCCAATAACCAGTATTTTTATTAAGAGATAAATTGAGTTCTATTTCATCAATCTCATCTAAATCTACTAAAATACATGGTATTTCCTTATAACCTAGTTCTTTTAATATGTTGTATCTTTGATGTCCACCAACTATTGTATATAATCCATTTCTTTTATTAACTACTAATGGAGCTACCATTCCAAATTTTGTGATACTTGCTTTTATTCTTTTGTAAACATCATCTTCTGGTTGTAGTTCTACTCTTGGATTGTATTTAGCTGGTTGTAATTTTGCTAATTCCATAGTTCTAATTTCTGCATTTTCAATTTTCATAATATACCTCTTTTCTAAAACACAATTGAAAATATATTATAAAAAATTAGAGGTACTCCACTATTTCTAGCGGAATTACCTCTACTACATAACTATGATAATACTATAATAACACATTTTTATTTGCTCTTTCTTGCTTTTTTTTGCTCACTTTTATTTTTGTCTAATTTATCGAACTCATCTAGAGCCTCTCCATTGAGATGACAAGTTTTATAATAACTATAATGAACTGCTACTGCAACCTCTTCTAAAGATTTTCCATTTATATAATTTTCTTGTAAAATAGTTGCATAGAGTGGTTTTAATTGATTAAGTTGTTCATAAATTTCATTAGTATATTCTTTAAATTGTTGCAGCTCTTTCTCTAGTATTTCATTTTTTTCATCTAAATACTTCTCAATCTCATAGCTTGTCTTATTTTTAGCATGAGGCATCCCATCTAATTTTTGAGTTATATTCATTATTCTAGTTTCTTCTTCTTGAAGAAACTCCAATTTTGATTTTATATATTTTTTTCTATTCCTAAAATCTTTTAAATCTTTTCTAGTCATAGTACCACTCCTAATCTTCTTTTGTAAATTAGGTGTCGTTGGATTCTTTAATTTTTATAATTCTTTTATAAATTTATTATATCTTACTGCAATTTCATGTTCTATTTTGCAACCTCTAGCATTTTCCCAGCCTTTCATAAATATAACTGCATCAACTTTGCTCATTGCATCAATAGATTTTGCTAGATAAAATAGTGCTGCATCTCCCTCTGGAGTTTCTTCAGCAAATATAGTATTAACAACTTCATATCCTTTATCTTCTAGACTCTTAACTAAATCGGCTCTTTCCTCTTCTATTTGTTCTTGTGTTTTGCCATTCATTGGCTGGCTTATCATAACTTTCATATTTTTATCTATCCTTTCTTTGTATAAAGTTTTAATTCTTACTAATTCATCATATTTATCCTGGTCAACTGTTACTGTAGGTGTACAAAATACTCTATCTAATGCCATCTTCTATTCCTCCTCAATTAATTCTATATCTTTTATTAGTTTTGTTCCAAAATCTTTGTAATTTTCATATCCACCTTTGTGTCCTGATATTATCCATAATTCTTTATACATATTTTCTTTTAATTTATTTACGAGCTCTTTGTCTGTTATGTAACAATAAAATGTATCTTTCTCTATATTATAATTTGTAATCATACCACTTTGTGTTGGTGTATTTGTTAAATATTCTACTTCTATTTTATAATATGTTTTTAATAAATCTTGTTCTTGTGTTACTGCTGTAATTCTTGCTTTATCTTTATCATTACTTTCAGCATAATCTATATATCCATGTAAATTTCCTATTGCCATCGGAACTACGAATAATGCTAATAATAGCACTACTGCAATTCCTCCAAATAAAAATTCATGGTCATAACTTTCATCTGATAGATAAAAGAATAAAATCATCAATCCAAATAATATAATTTCTAAAAAAATTGTTAATAAAATCATTTAATTTTCCTCCCTTGTTATTCCTTTTATAGCCCAAAATTGAGCTTCTTCTAATTTTGTAATTGCCAATGATGTTTCTCTACTTTGTTTGCAGTTTGTTTCTATAAAATCGTACACATCAGAAAACATATTTCTAATATCATCAATTCTATTTTTCTGCTCATCATTTACATCTGTATATTTAGCTCTATCATTCATTATTTTTTTCCCTCCTTCCTTTTTTGATTTTTTTGGAATTGCTCCCATATTTTATTGAATTTTGCATTATTGTGAGCTTTTTTATGTTGTTTCATCAACTCTTGTCTTTGTAATTTTCTTTCTAAACTTCCCATAATTATTTTCCTTTCTTATCCTCGATTTTCGTTATTGTTCTATGAGCTTTTACAAATTTTTCACAATAGGTTATATGCTCACTTGCTAATTTGCAATTAAGAAAATAACCACAATCTAAACATACCTTTCTAGCCATAATAAAATCCTTTCTATCACTTTATTTTTAATTCTTCTCGAAATCTCATTTTTAAAATTTCATACTTTGTTTTTTCTAATACATCTAATCCTTTTTGATTAATTTCATCTGTAGCAAGGTCAAAGCCAGTCGCCCAAGTCTTAACATCATAAGTGTCCCCATCTGTTTCTATTGCTAATTTTGTTGCCTCTTCTTCTGATAAAATTCCTTTCTTAATATTGATTAAATACTCTTTGTTATCTGGAATTAAACATTCTTTATATGGCTTTCTCAATACTGCATATTTCTTTATAAAATCGTTCATTCTTAAAATATGGTGTAATTGTTTTGGATCATATCCATATTTGTTAATTTTATCTACTATTGTAGGATATGGATGTTTCAATGCTTTTAATTTTTCTTTGCTCATTCCAGCCATACATCTAATTGCTTGATTTTTATTTATGTGTGCTATTTCTTCAGCATTGTCGAATAATGGTTGTGCTATATCTTTATATTTTTCATTGACTATCTTAAATTCTGTAAATAAAGTTTCTATAAAATTTACATTTTGTTTTTTATATGTTTCAAACATTACTCTTATATCTTTTACATCAATATGCTCATTATTTTCTAAAACTAGAGTTTCACTATACAATTTTCTTCCATATACAAAATCTTCAAATGATGGTAATATTATGGCTTTTGTATCAACATCTGACATATAATCTTCATCATATACATCTAATCCATAATTTTGTGAACCTTGTAATGCCAAAAATACTATTTCAAAACCTTTTTCTTTTAAATAATTGTAATGTTCTTGTACTCTTTTCATTATCTTTTCTTCTCTATTCATGACTCCTCCTTACTTTGCTTGTATATCAGCATCATATAATAAATTAAGTTTTTTCCATGTTTCTTCTCCTAGTAAATTCTTGTATTTTATTATGGTTTTTTCTGATAATTCTCTATGTAATAACATGTGCCATTGAATTAAATTAGCAATTTCTAATAGTCTTCTCTCATTTGTTTTATCTGTATAAAATAATGACATGTATGCACTAACTTTTTCATGATTATAATAATGGGCTATTTCAGTTGTTTCTCCTTTGGTATTAACAAATGTTTTTGTTTCTGCTTTTCCTATATCGTGCAATAATCCTACTTTAAACATGTCATAATCTTCCAATAATAATGCAGCTTTCTTACAATGCTTACCAATTGTCAATGTATGGTGTGGATTATTTTGTGGGATTTCATCTAATTTTTTGAATAAGTCGTATGTCCAATAATTTCTCTCTGTATTAAAATATATTCTTATTTCATCAAATCCCTCATAATATTGAGGTATATAAAAATTGTAGTACATCCTTTTAATTACATCTTCGGGAACTTTTCTTTCTCTTGTATTATTTCTTTCTATACACTCCTCATAAGGTGTTGCAATTAGAAAAGCAATTTTTTCTGCATTTTTTATTTTCTGTAGAAAAGCCATTCTTCTTTTATAATTTATATTTGTGGCATCATATATTACATTTCTTTCTTTTAGACCATTTATAATTCTATTTTCTACTTCTTTGAATACTTGTTCATTTTTTGTTTGGTCATTTACATCTCCCAGCAATTCTTTTCTTATTTCATCGGAAGATACAATCAATGCATCTTCCACTTCAGCTAATCTTTTTCCACATGTTGTTTTCCCAGAGGCTGGCAACCCTATTAACATAAATAATTTGTTCATCAATTAAACAACTCCCTCTTTGTTTCTTTTATTTTTTGAATAGTTAGTGCATTTAATGTTTTAAAATTTATTTTAGGATTCTTAAATTCTTTTATAAAATTCCATGTTTCTTCTTTTATTAGTTCTGAAAACACTCTACCAAGTAACATAGGAATGTACTGACTTCTCCATCCCTCTTTTTCATTTACAATTTTTGCATATTCTTTTTCAATAAAAGCTTCTGTACAATATTTAGTGAGTATTTTTTCTTCAATTATTTCTTGTTGAGTAACTACATCTGCTCCCATAGATTTTGCATGTTTTTCTTTAAATTCATTGCTTACAATTTTTGCCCATGTTTGTCTTCCATATTTATTATAAAAGTCATAATTTTTTATAACTATTCCTTCTCCATTTCCTTTTCCATCTTCAACCAAGAACTGTCCTGTTTTACCTAAACATCTTATCAAAGACTCCTCTGTCGGATTTTTTAATATAGCTAATGGTGGGATATAATCCAATTCAAACTCTTCTAATAAAGGTTGATAAATCTCATAAGGTATATATTCTTCAGTATCATCTTCCTTATGAAGTGCTACATCAAAAATATAAAATCTCCTCCATGCATCTTTTCTATATGTCTTTATCGAATGTGGCACTAGCCATTCTCCATATAATCTATGGTTCGGATGTTTTTCTAGATATTTTTTTATCCTTTCATTTTGTAACACATATTGATAAAAATTTGCATTATCATTTTCTAAAGTAAGAACTCTGTTTCTACTTCCAGCTTTTATATTTCCATCTGCATCTAAATATACTTGACCGTTTGTACCATCTATTTTATAAAATATAAAACATCTTCCAAATTCTATATTCTCTACTTCATCAGTTCCAAATCTTTCTATATGTTGATATTTGTTAAATTCCATTTTATTTTCCCCTTTCTTTTTGAACTTGATAACAAGCATGTCTTACTTCTTCATATATTTCTTTGGTTGTCCATTTCTTGCCACCAGTTCTCATTTCTTTTGGTAGTAATTCTTCATATCCACCATAATCCATATAATGTGCATAATCCCAACCAATGAATTTTCCATCTAGCTTTTCATTATCGTTAATCCATAAGTGGTCTTCTGAATATGTAATTCCACCATGCACATCTATTTCATTTTCGTCTATACTTGAATTGTTAGGCAATTTTATATATGCAGTTGGATGTGTTCCTAAATTCAAAATATAGTATAGTAATCCGAAACAATATCCAGTTGCCAAGACCTCTATTTTTCTTTCTTTGCTATATTTCATTTCTTTCATTTCTCATCACTCTCCCTAGCCACTTGTAAAATACACATAACTGCAATTCCAATATAACAACCTAATATAAAACCAATTAAAAATTTAATCATTTTTCCCTCCTGTTTTTATTAGTGCGTGTTCATAATCTCCACTAAACATTGACTTATTATTGCAAGCCCATTTATATCCTTTAGGCTCTGTATTGGTATTTTCTATATATCTCCATCCATCAGGCAATTTATTTAAAATCTCAATTCCTTTTTCTTTAAAATACTCTAAATAATCTTTCATTCTTTTATCTCCTCAATCATTACTACTGTACTTGGTGCTTGCGAATAATATTTTTCTACTTCTAATTTAACAACTTGCTTATCATCTAAATATGCAATTTTATTCAATGAATCCAATATACTTTTCGCAATGTTATCTGTGTCTGGTTTTACTGTTGGAAATATTTCATTATTTAACATTTGTTGCTGCTTTTTCTTACTGGTGCTTTTTGGTATGTCATAATAAGCAATTATTTTTACTTTTAATGGTTTTTCTAATGGTCTTTGCCCTTTGTATTTCTCTAAATAGCAAGTTTTAACCCAATTTTCATAAGCAACTGTTTCTCTTGGTGTATATGCAAATTTTCCATTAAATCTAGGTCTTTGTTTCGCTTGTACCTTACCTTGTATAATAAAATTAATTTTCATAATTTATCATTTCTCCTTTTTTCTTATCTGTCAGTTTTGTTTTAAAAATTTATACTAACGTGGTCATTTTTTTGTACCAAATTTGATAAAATTTTAAGCAGATTTTGATTTTTAATAGTTTAGTAATAAAATTACACTTATAAAAAATAAATCGCCTTAAAATTGATTTTGAAGTGTCATATTTTTAATTGTTTATAATCTGTTATCACTTTGCTGACATCGGGAAGATGTTCTTTCCTCCCAATATCAACATATTTGCAATAATTAACACCAGTAAAATTATAATCTTCTAACTTTTGACAACCTAAACACCATTGATTTTGAATTGCCTTTTCACATACTCCAGTTAACTTTGGATATTTTCTATTATTAACCATTCTTTTTCTCCAGCTCATTTCTAAAACATACAATAAAATAATTCATAAAATCTTCAAGCCTATTTTCATCATCTATTGTAATTGGACAATACTTTTTTGCTGCTAAAAATATTCTTGTAAATAATTTTTCTTTTAAATCCGTTAAATATATTTTGTAGGGACTTAAATATATTTGAGCAATAGCATAATATTTTAGTTGTAAATCGAATTTCATTTGCTCTGGTAAAGATTTATCATTTTCAATATATAATTCTAATTTCTTTAATGTTGTTTCTATGGAGATTCTATCTGTTTCATTAAGCCCCTCAAAATTCTTATTCTTTTTATTTATAAATAAATATAAAGAATTTAATTTTATTTTATTTAATCTATTATTTTTATTATCCTTATTATTATTATTATCTTTATTATATTGTGGTCGGTTGTTGGTCGTTTGATGGTCATTTGATGGTCGGTTGTTGGTCGTTTTTTCTCTGCTGGATTGATAAAACCCATAATTTACAATAGTTACAAGAGTATATCTGTTGGTCGTTTTAACCACTATTTCTCCGAGTTTTTTGTAATTTTTCTAATGCTGTTCTCACTTGTCTAATAGATAAGCCAGTTTCTGTTGCTAAAGTCTCTCTTGAAGTTATTTTTTGTCCTGGAAGAATTTCTATGCCATGCCATTTAGCTGGAGTCCAATTAACTGTTAATAATAAATGAGTAAAGACTCTAAACACATTAATATCATCATACCATTCCCAGTCGAGAATTTTTCTATGTAAATTGATAAACCCCTCTGTGTACATAACATTCTTCCTTTCGTACTAATTTTTTTATTTTTGTAAAAATGGGTCCTCATATTCTTCTTCAAAGATTTGTTGTTTCTCTTCATTTTCTCGAGTTGATTTTTCTATTTGTTTTGGTTCTTCAACTCCAACTTCTTCTGTAATATCAAAATCATTGTCAACATATTCATAAGTTCCATCTTCTTTTATTTCTGCCATGTCGCTTTCCATAGCTTTCTGCATATCAACACTCATAATACCCCATTTAGATATAAGTTGCCTTAACATTGTTTTATAAGCCATTCCATCAAAATCCTTATACCAAAAACTACTATATTGCCACATATCTTTTTCTGCTACTTTTCCAGCCTCGAAATCTGCAAAAGAAACTTTAGGATATTTTCCTTTTGTTGCATTTACACTAAATGCTTGAGAGTATTTATCAGCATGTGCTAACATTTTATTTTTACTCCAATAAAGTGTTTTTCTAAATCCATTTAAGTATTCGAACATTGCATAATATCCAATTGTTTTAGCCTGCTCTCTTTTTTCTTCATCTTCTATTAGTTTAACTTCAATATCTTCATTTAATGGATCATATTTTATAAGTTCTCCCTCTTTTATTGCTAATACATTTAATTTCTTATATTGACCGCTTCTGATAGCAAGTTGAATGTAACCTTTATAACCAATTTGAAATTGTGCAACCTTAATCTGAAAAGATGAACCATCTGGATTTTTTATTGTTTTATTAAATGGAACCATGTAGAATTGTCCTAGTTGTGGACTAGGGCTCAAATTAAGAGCCTGTCCAACTAATGCTGCAGAAACTATCGTTGAATTTTCACATTCTGCCAATTGAGGATTTGTACTTACTGCAGATATTATACTTGTAACAAATTGTTGACCTTTTTCCCCTCCTACCATTTCATTGATTTTCTTTTTCATAGCATCCGTTGATAAAAATGTACTAAATGTTTGTTTTTGTTCTCTTTTTACTAAACTATTTTTTACTTCCATTTACTTTTCCTCCCTTACAATTAACTTAATTGCACTTTTATTCTCGTTGTCAATTTCTACTTCTGTAAATGCTGGAATACATACTAAATTTATTCCCATTGGTGCAACAAAACCTCTTGCTATTGCAACTGCCTTAACAGCTTGATTTAGAGCTCCAGCTCCTACTGCTTGCATTTCTGATTTTCCAAATTCTTTTATTTGAGCAGTTAATGCTCCAGCAACTGAATTTACATTTGATTTACTTGATATTTTCAAAATTTCCATATTATTAGTCCTCCACTCCTAGTTTTTTTAATAATTCTTTTACTTCTTTTGCTTTTTCTTCACTATCTACAACTATTGTTTTTTTAATAACTTTCTTACATGATTTCTTATGTTCTTTTTCTTCATCAAACCCAATATCAACTGCTCCTCTTATAAGCTCTTTAGGTATTCCATGTTTATGTAATTCGGAGCAAATCAAACTTATCATTGTCAAAACAGTAGGAAAAGTTCCCTCAATTGTAGTTTCTGCCTTTTCTCTGTCATCATCTACCTCAACAATAATCTTTCCTTTCATTTTGGTCTTCCAAATAATTCATCAATTAAATTCATAATTTAATCCACCTTTCCATATTTAATATTATTTTGAATTAGAAAATCTCTAATTTTCATCTTTTGTTCTTGAGTAACCCACACTCTAAAATCAATAACTTGTAATTGTTCTTGTGTAGATGCTGGTTGTGTGCTAGGAGCTTGTATTTCCTTTTTAGCCTCTTGTTGTTGCTTTAATTCTTCTAGTTTTTTATTGTTTTCAATAACATTCATTCCATATTTTAATGAACCACTTAAACAATCAGAGTCTACTATGTGTGAAAAATAAAATGCTTGTACTTGTTTTAGAATCACTTCATCATTTATTTGACCTTTTAAAACTTTCATATCATCTGATGTTTTAACTACTAAATGATTTATTTCCTCTTCTATTTTCTTCATAGTATATGTTTTATTTAACCATCTTGGATTAAATATTGAATCAAATATAATTAAGTCTTTATAATCTCCTATGTAGGCATTAAATATTGCTTTTATTTGCTCTCTCTTTTCATTTTGTTCTTTTTCTTCAAATGCTTTTACTTGAGTATCTATTGAACTTGAGGCATCTGTAATTATTCCTTGAAGCTCTTTACACTTATTTTCAAAATCTTCAAATGGTTTTAAAACTTCTTTTTTTATTCTAATTTTTTCATCGTTTATAGCTTTGGCTACTTTATTTAATGTCGCTCTGTCTGTTTTAGCAGCAGTAATAGTTTCTTCTGTATAAACTACTGATTTATATTCTTTTGCTTTTTCTGTTACCCATTTCTTAATATCTTCATAATTAAATTGAATAGGTGCTAATGATTTTATCTCTTCAACTTTTAATTCCATATCTAATCTTCCCTCCTAACTACTATAAATTTAATTACATTATCATCAATTCTATATTGTCTTTCTAGCTCTGAAATAAATGATGCTTCACTCTCAAAATTAAATATCATATAAAATCCTTCTTTATTTTTTCTAATTTCATAAGCTAATCTTTTTTTACCTAAATTTTCAAAGCTTTTAACCTTTCCATTTTCGTTAATTATTTTTGAATATTTATTTTCTATTTCTTTTTGTTGCTTTTCATCTAAAGTTGGAGCAACTATTATTACACTTTCATATTTATTCATTTTAATCATCCTTTCTAATTTCCTAATGCTTTTCTAATTCGTGTTTTCTCTATTCCCTGTGCCATCATTGAAGACTTAATTGCTTTTTCTCTTTCTTCTGGTGTGAGTTCACTTATATCTGTAACAGGTCCATTTATAGGGAATATCTGATTTTTTTGTATAAAAGCATTTATAAATATTTCTTGTTCATTATAAAAACTTTTTAAATATACTGATAACATATATTTAAATTCTATTTCTTGGGCTGGTGTTAATTCGAGCCAATATTTTGTTCTATGTCCATTCCTTTGCCATAAACTTACATTTTCAAAATGTGCATATAATATTTGACTACATATTTTTACTTCAGCATGATTTTTTAATGTTATCCATATAGTTTTCACTTCAGATTTTTCAAGTTCTTCTTCGGTTATTCCATATTTTTTCATCAATTTATTTAACAATTTTGTTGCATTTTCCTTTTCTCCGTTGATACCTCTATCACTTAATGCTTTTAATTTTTTTATAACATCCATTTTTTCCATTGAAAAATCCTCCTATATCATTGGTAATACTAATGGAGGTCGTTTATCTTCCTCTACATATTTCCAAAACTCAATTTCTTTTTCTTGTAAATAATCTATATCTTCAGCTAAATTATTTCTGTCAAATTTAAATGTTTTTGTCATTTGTAAATCTTCTGAATATGTTAATTCTGCAAACAAATATGCGAATGAAAATCCAGTAACATTTAGATAATGCAATACTTGTATAAAATAATTGTCTGGCACATTTCCATCTTTCCATTTTTCTTTTTGCATACTTCTTAATAATTCAGATGTTTTTATTTCCAATACACCTTTTTCTCCAGTTTCCTTATTGATTAAAATTCCATCAAGACTAGCAAATAAAAATGGATATTTAGGGTGTCTAATTATCGTATTTTCTTCATGTATAACTTCAAATTCGGGATGTTTTATTGCAAAACTTTGTCTCAAGTTATCTTCCATTGCTACACCATATTGTACATAAGGTTTATTTGAAATATCTTCTTGCTCTGCTCTTTTAGTTTTTATTTCCCATAATTTAATGTTATCGCTATATGGGTTTAACCCTACTATTGCAGATGCATCTGAACCACCAATTCCAGTTTTTCTTTCTTCTAACCATTGTTCTCTAGTCATAATTTTAACCTTTACCTCTCTTCAAATTTTTTACCATTGCACCACATGTAATTTTCTGTTGGGCAAAATTCATCATATACTAGAGCAAAATCTTCATGCTCATCGCAATACATATCTCCATGTTCTAAATACATACAACAAATGCAATTTTCACATGTTTTTACTGTTTTATTTTTATTTCTGTTTCGTTGTATTGGCTTTCCCAAAATTTTCTCCTTTCTATTGCACCAAATTTACTTTTATGATAAAATGCAAATAAAGTGAATTTATATAAATTTTCTTTATAAAAACTATCTATGGCTTTGGTCGGTTATAGGTAGTTTTATTATTTGTGCTTTTTCCTTTTGGTAAAATCCATCTATTTCATCAATAAGTAATTCATATCTTGTATCTGTACATAATTCTAATATTTTTCTTCTTTTTACTGATGAATCCCCATAATCGTTTGACTCATTTAAGTTTCTAATTCTTAATAAAATATCTGCCAAACTAAATTTAATATCCTTAATTTCCTTATCTTTTGCAGCAACTGTTTCTTCTAATTGCTTAATTTTTTGAGCTTCCTCTGTGTGTTTTCCTATCATTTTATTTTCCCTCCTTTTAATTCTCTTAATAGGTATTTCATTTTTGCTAATGTTACAATGTGCCATATATAACACTTATGTAATTTATCTTCTGGCATGTGCTTTTACCTCTCTTTCCTCTAGAATTGTTTCAATAACTAATATTGCTATTAATCCTAAAACTGGAATTAGATATTCTCCTCCAAATCCTTTGTAACCTCTCCATGCATTTGCATAAGAAATTGCTTTTGGTGTAATAATAATTGTACCTACTATAATAAGTAACTCAATAATCCTTGAAATAAACTTTCCTTTGTTTACAACTTTCATCTTATTTTCCTCCCTCTAAAACTCTCTTAAGTAAATCCAATGTTGTTTCTGCCTTAATTCTAGCAGCCTGTTCTTTTTCGAACATCTCTCTAGGAACAGTGTTTTTACTGCCAACCTTAATTTTGTACCTTGTACCTGTTCTGATGTACTCGACTTCATGATTTGCTATCATTTGTAAGACTGTATTATGTCCTAAATTAAATCGTTTTTCATATTGATTTAGGCTTATCCACTGTTCTTCCAAAATACTCCCTCCTTTTTTGGTCATTTTTTTGACCATTTAAGGTAAAAAAATATAGTTTTTGTAATTAAGGTGTTTCTTTTCGCAATAAGCTACTAGATGATTGATTACTTTAGTGCTGTCATCTTTTTGCTTACCATTTAATATCATAGTTAGGTAGCTTCTATTTACACCAATCTCATCAGCAAACCATGTTGTATTACCCCTGTATTGTGACTCAATTAGCTTGTTTATTGCTTCAATATTTAACCTCATTTTTTTGCCTCTTCCTTTCTTATATTTTTTCGGTCATTTTTTTGACCAAATTCATTTTATTATATTAAATAAAAAAAGTCAACACTTTTTGTTAAAATTTTCAACTTTTTTTGTTGACTTTTTTGAACACTTGTTGTACAATAGTTTTGGGAGGTTTTATTATGTTTGATAAAAATAAATTTGCGAAAATTTTAAAAGAAATATATGAAACCTTTGATACACAGAGAGAGTTTTCCTCTAAAGTTGGTGTTAGCAGAGGTTATTTATCAGAATACATGAATATGAAAAAAGAAAAGCCACCTTCTCCAAAAATACTTGACAATATTGCAACAAATTCTAAAGGAATGACTAACTATAGAGAACTAATGCAAGTATGTGGATATACTGATTATTTAACAGATGATTTTTTTGATGATAATGTTTCAAATACAAATAATAAGATTCCAATTGTTATTAGGATTAAATATAATAAAAAAACAAATTCTTTTATAACTGATCCAGCACAAGAATATATATATGCTAATTTCAAATTAGAAAAAAACAAAGAATATATTGCATTTGTTGCTAGAGATGACTCAATGTTGCCACTTTTAGGAACAGAGGATACTGCAATAATTGAAAAGTGTTCTAGTATAAAAAATAATAAAATCTATTTATTGATTAATGATGATAAATTACTTATTAGGAAAATTCTAATATTAGATAACAATGAATACGAATTAGAACCATTAAACCCATACTTTCCGAAAGAAAAAGCTACAGATTTACACATTATAGGTAAAGTTATTAGAGTTGAAATGAAATCAGCATTTTTATAATATATATTTTTAGAAAGGAGAATTATTATGAAATATTGTGAACATTGTGGAAATCAAATTGAGAATGACAATGCAATCGTATGCCCTACATGTGGAGAACCTACAAAGAGTTATAATCAACAATCTGATAAAAACATAATAATAAATAATTCTGCTTCAGCAGCAGCATCTTCTCCTGGTCCTACAAAACAGAAAAAACATTATAATTTTTTATTAGATTTAATTTTAATACTTTGTACTGCTGGTCTTTGGATAATATGGATGTTAATTAGACCTAAATACGAATATTAAAAAATAGTTAGAGCCTAAACCCCTCACAATGATTTAGCTCTAACTATCCCTTTAATCTAGAAAACTAAAGAATC